CTCAGTGATGTGTCTCATTGGTAATTCCTTTCTGACGATACCAATATGTACTGCGCATTGCGCTTCGTACCAATCTGACCTGTCCAGAATATAGCATATCAATTTATTTGTCAAACCTCATGTTCGTCGAGACACATGATGTTCATTCGCCAGATGCGCATTCGTACAGTGTGATATGCAATACCTAATTCTGCAGAGATTTGCTTGCGTGTGCGAGTAGCAAACCATTCAGGATCAGCAGGCCATCCATGCTCTTTGCGATATGGCATGTACGTATAGCCATGTCGTTTGCAGTGATCTCTGACCGAATCCATTGACGTGCCCAAATCAATTGCTATCTGAGCCGTCGTCTTGGCTGCGTAGTACGATGCATCTGCTGGCCATTTGACGTGTGTATAGCTTCGCTTTCGTTTGAAGCCATGCTTCTGGCAATACTTTTTGACTGTGCTTGTGTCCACATGGAGCGCATCAGCAATCTCTTTCGTCGTCTTCTCTGCATACCATGCTGCATCGCTTGGCCATCGATTGTGGTATGTTGACGGTCGAATTGCGCGTCTGGTCTTATATCCAAACTTAAGCACAAAGTTTCTCACTGTTGAGTCTGATAGATTGAATTCATCACAAATCTGCTTCACAGTGTGTGATGCGTAATATTCAGCATCCAATGGAAGCACATTTGATTTGCAATTTCGACCATATGAGAATTGCGGATATCCATCGAAATATTCTTCTGTGATCGGTAGCACAGTGCCATTGTGCGACATTCCGTGTGTCTCTATGCAGTGATACAGCACATCTTCTTCTGAGATGTTCAATGCTTTTGCAATGTACGATGTTGGATGCACACTCTGCAGTGTGGCAATCACATCGTCTGTGTATCGCAGGTCGTCTCGACAAATCTTCATAGATGTATTCCTCTTGCAGTCAGTACTGCGTCGATCATGGAGCGCACCTCACTGAGAGTCTTTCCCATATAGGATTTGACGACTCTTCCCTTGCGTCCACCAGTCTCTTCCAATGTGCCAATCCACAGACCATCCAAACCTAATGCAATCCGTCCAGCATAATGACGATTTGGCGTGTCGTATGAGACACGCCATGTCATGCCAGTATTTCGCCATTCAATCTTTGGTGTGCTCATGCTTGCTCCATATGCTCTTTATTGCGATGCTGGATGACACGAGATAGTTGATACATCCTATACAGCAATGCTTCGTATCGTTGCTTTTCGCGCAATGTCAGACATGCGAACAATCGAAGACGCAATTCTGCAATTTCTTCCATGACCTGCTGAAGATCGGTATCGATGGTAGGTGCAGTCATAGTGGATCCGTTTGCTGTGTATCGAAGCGTGCTTCCTCCAACATGCTCAGCATCAGATGCGCATCGCACACATGATACACATAGTCTTCGTCTCGCTCGACCAGGTACACACATCCGCATGATGCAGTGATGTAGACTGCGCCAACATCGCGACGACGAATCATGAAGCGATACAGAGGATAGTCGCGATTGATGTCGTCATGCAGTGCTGGCATCTGCGCATTGCGCACATCCATAGTGAATTTGACTGTGTATGCGCCATGGCCCATGCGACGCAGCCAAGCATAGAATTCGTTGTGCATTAGTTTGCCTTTCTGTATCGACGTGCTTCGCGTGTCGTTGCGTGCCAGTAGCCACCAATAGGATTGAGGATTCTGCCTTCGTCGTTGCGCATGACCGCATAGGTGCGAGTGCCATACTCGATATCAGCATAGTCCAGCATGCCGATGATGCGCTTTGCAAATTCGCGGTCAATTGCGACATAGTACTGGTGTGTGTACAGGATTTTGTCATTGTCTGCGCGACAAATAGAGATTGCGATTCTCTCAGTGATCGGTCTGCGCAAATCGGTCAGCACACTCATGGTTTCTTCCTTTCTGTATGGTGCCAGCACTGTACTGGCACCATTGCTCTATACGCTCTACAGTGTGTCGTCACCGACAATGTAGCAAACGACGACGTTTTCTTCTGGATGCTTTTCTTTCCAGTGATTGACGATTGACTGAAAATCGGCATATGTCGTGTTCAGTCCATTGAATGCAATCTTGATTTCTCTGGTCTCTGCATCCTTGATTATGACGCGATTGTATATGGCTTCAGTCATGGGATTCTTCGTCTTAGTGAATGGATGGTTTTCTTTCATGGTCTCTTCCTTTCTGTGTGGCGCCAGCACTGTACTGGCGCCATTGCTTGCGAGTCTTATGCTTCCAGTGTGGCTTTTGCAAACCGGATCATGGCTTCTGAATAACTTATGTCTTTCTTGCAAGCCATCTTCCCTTGCATCGTTGCAGTCTTTTCTACTGCCTGTGACCATTCAATCCGCAGAGTGTAATACTCGATGCGTACCATGGGATCAGTAAAGTTTTCTGGCTGTTTGGGCTCCAGCTTCATCAATTTCGGATCCATGTTCGTTTCCTTTCTGTGTGGTGCCAGCACTGTGCTGGCACCATTGCCTGCGAGTCTTAGAATTCCGATGCGTCGTCCAATTCGTTTGGCAGTGCTGTGCAGAATCCGTCGCATTCCCCAATCGATGCGCCACAGACTACGCAATCGTCCAATTCGTTTGGCAGTTCATGGTCGTTGCCTTTCGTGTCATCTGTCTCTTACCTGATGTAATTATATAGCATATCAATGATACATGCAAGCATTTTAGTGACCAATTTTCAATGAGTTTTGTGGTAGTATGAAATGCGAATTCAGCGGTCATTAGATATCGTAATCCGTGCCTGCCTGATCGCACTGCTCGATGCGCATCGTCATCACTGGCATACATTACTGCAGAATAGATGCCAGTGAGAGAAAAGCAGAAAACCAAAACCACATTGCTCCAAGAGCAATGTGGTTTTAGTACAGATGACAGACGCAGGAAAGGAAACTGCACCGTCATGCAAATTGTATCACTGTGATGCAGTTCTGCCAAGAATAGGACACCACAGTGATGCCAGAATTATACTATGGCTTTGCAGGCCATGTCGTAACATTCCAGATCAGGCCATCAGTGATGTCTCGCAGTGCTTGTCGATACGTCTGCCATGCTGCCACAGTCTGCGCATCCAAGCCGACATCAGGAAGTTGCGTATAGTCACAGTCTGCAAGTTTCTGATTGCGCACCAGTCGCAGTGCGCTCATTGCCTGAGCTTCAGTGTATGGCCGATCACTGACGATTTCGCCTTCTGGCACTGCGTCATATTGATTGCCTTCGTCATCCCAATACTCAAATGCAATGCTGTCAGGCATGAAAATTCGATAAATCATATCATTACCATGTGTAGGATTGGCGATTCTGATGCACTGTCTTCTTCTGTTACCTGCAGTGTGTGTGTCGCTGTAGTCGTCGTTGCTCGATACTGCACCACATCGCCAGATTTAAAGAATCTGCAGACAGAATGCATAAATTTCACATCCTTTTGGCCACCAGTGCCCATTGAACAAACCTCCACAGCATTGACGCGCAAATCTCCATGGATGTTGTCTCTTGTGCTGAGTGTGCCAATAACTGTGATTAGGTAGTATCCTGCGATTGGCACAGTGATTGACGATCCTGACCATGTCATACCACCAGCAACATCAATTTCATCCTGCCATGTGACTGTGACGCCAGCAGTAGTGATGCTGAGCGTGCTTGTGCGAGTGAGACTGATAAACACTGCATTGTCTGCGCGCTCTAACTGCACAATCCTTTCGCGCAGTGCTTGCTCATTGCTGGCTGTGAGATAGCTAGATGTTGGATAGGTCAATTTGCACCTCTTCAGCACCATTGGAAGACATCGCCAGTGATACTGCGTAGATTTTGCGAGACAGAGTCTCTGAAGATGTGACTGCGATGCTTACCAGATCTCCCAAGAAATAATCTCTGCCATATCGCCATGTCGAGGATTGCAACACCTCAACATCATACGATTTTACTTTTCGTTGTTCCTGATTGTATCTGCGTTTCGCCACAGATGTCAGCTGAGCGACTGTCGTGCTATCGCTTCCCTTGACCATGGCTTCTCGCAGATCGGTATTAGTAGGTGCAGAAGATGGCCATGCACTGCGCAGATTGTTTTTGTCTTTTCCTTTGCCCACTGCAATGATGTATGTTGGATAATTTACCAAGCTGGACTGCTTGACCAGTGTGCCAAGAGTGCCATTGAGCTGACTAAGCTTCACATATGACCGCCGATCTGCACCAAGAGTCGAAGCATAGAAAAGGGAATATCCAAGACTGGCAACATCGAAATTGACTTTAAAATCTATGCTGCCAACATCTGCAATTTTCTGCATCGTCAGAAGCAGATTCTCGCCAGAACACGTCAACGCCATGGATGCGCCAATGCTCAAATCGACAGCATCTGTCGCTGTGTTGATGCGACCATCAGTCCATCGTTGCAATCCTAAAGCATATCTACGTGTCAATGCTGCTGTGATGTATGGCGAATTTCCTTCTGCATCTGATCCAACATTTGTATTCCACAGTGCAGTGATGATTGACGATGCTGTTGGATAGGTAGCCACAGTGAATTGCGAGACACCTCGCATGCTTGGATACCATGCCACAATACGATCCTGCAGAATGCACATCGCATCAACTGCAGTCACAGTCAGCATGCGATTCTGTCCAAATTCTCGCGTCCATGCGCGTATGAATCCAACAAACTCTTCATACGCATTCATGCCAGCAGATGCATCTGCGCGTGTGATCGACACGATGTATCCATAGTCCAAATCAGCGACGACTGGCGCATCAAGATTCACTGTGAATGTGGCGATGCTTGGAGAATTGATTTTATGCACAATCGCCAGATTCAATGGTGTGACGATGCCAAGAGCAGTGCCAGTATCGTCGTATAGTTTTATGACGTATTGAATCGCCATGGCTATGCTCGACTAATAGTGAAGATACCAGAAGCAAATGATTGACCTGCCAAACTGCTAATTGCAGTAATTTTGATGACATCAGTCACAGCAGTTGTCGCAATCAGAGATGTCTGCGTCATGGTGTGCGATGATCCACCTGACGAAGCCATACGTGTGGACTGGATGTTAGTACCATTTAATGTGATTGCCAAAACACGATTGCCTGTGGTGCCTGACGTAAAATTACCGTATGCATTCACCAGATACAAACCAATACGACGCACAGTGATTTCGCCAGTCGTTGTATTCACACTAAAAATATTGTCTGCAGTCGTTGATGGCGAGGAATAACCAGTGATGTCATATGACGTGTTTGCAGTCGTCAGTGTGGCAGTGCCACCAGACATCGTTGCATAGGATTGGTATGGCAATTGCGTCGTTGTGCCATACATCGCATACGATTGCGCAATTGCAGTAATCGACGCGCCA